GAAGAAGAATGATCAAGCAAGTAATTATAGTGATATTCATGGTGATAATCCCCATTGAAGAAGAGAATATACAGACCAACCGAGTGAATCTCGATGAAATGTATGAAGAGCTAGAGTTAACCGGTGTAGAACGTAGTTATATTTTGGAGTTATAGATGAAGTTAGATGCATACATAGCCAAAGCAATTACCGATACCGTAAAGAGTTGTCCGCAACAAACAAAGATATCCTTCGATTTGTATGTGATGCCATATCGATTGGTAATTGATGGTAAAGAAATATTCGAAATACATGTGGTTGAAGATCCTGATTTGAAGATACACAACATCAAATTTGCTGTGGAAATTTGATATGAGTAAATTCGAAAATGCCATGGGTAGATGGTTTGAGTTGGTGATGCGAAAGAAATTACTTGAACAGGATGTTGCTGTAAGTGATTCAAAAGATAACCCGATAGATAAGCATGTTAAATGGGAAGACATCAAAGGTGAAGTGTTACAAATCCTTCGAAAGAAATCGGGATTAACTGCACCGAACATTACACTTGTTGATGGGTTTGTATCAATAAACTTTTCTCAAGATGTGCCCATCAAGACAATATTTGATAGAACAACTATTCCCATGGTCGCGATAATTAACGATGATACTGGTCAAATATATATTTATGCGCTCAAAGCATTAATGAAAGACTTGGATATTTAATGAATACTGAAAAGATTTACCATAAACATGGGTGTGAAAACACTAAATGCAAAGATAAAATCACCTGCTCACGATTTGTAATGGATCAGAAGTGTTGCTTTTGTGGTGAGTACTTCTTCAAGATAAATGCACTTCAAACATGCAAACAGAACACCGAATTGTTTCATGATTTTACCCACAAGGATTACAATGAATGACCTACCACCACAACATGAAAAGATTATTCTTGTTCGTGAATACCGAAAATATAGTGAAGCACTTATACGACGTGATCTGTGGCATGAAATGGAACATCAACTGGAATTAACTGGCATGTCTCTTGATGAGTTCATATCCAAGGCACTTGAATACTATGTGAATGATCTGAAAGATGAACAAGATAAAGAACGGTTTCATCTTGATTGTAGTGAATACCAAATATTCAAATCAACACCTGTACCTATCAAGCCCCATCCCGGATGGTATTATAACCTTGAAGAGGATAAAAAGTGATTAATTGTAATTGTTACGATATTTGTAAGCATGAACCATCAGTTAAGATTGAACTTAATATACCTGAGTCTATGTATAAAGTATTACAGTATAGACAAACAAGAGATGAATATAGATATAGTCAAGAAATTGAGTCAATTGAAGATGATATTCTACAGTTAATAAGGCATGAAGATTTCTTTTCTATGGATTATGACGAGTGGTTACGAGAACAGGATAAGAAATGATCTTGCGATTATTCTTCTTAGCGGAGAGAATAAATAAAAACCACTAGGAGATCATCATGACCAATAAACGACTCGTTAATTTGTCTGTACCGGTTGATATTCTTGATTTTTACACCAAATTAGCCCTAGAAGATATCATGGAAGAAGACGGTGACATTAACCAACAATCCGTTCAGAGAAGGCGAGCTCGTTTGATCATTGATCTCATGATGCGGCATAAAAAAGCAACAAAAATGAAAGAGCGTAGAGATTCAAAAAAGGAATTAGAATGAGCAATAACATCATAAAAGCCATTAAAGGTAATATCAAGCGAGAAGCAGCTGGATGCAATATAAATGTATATATCACTGAAGATGAGTTCGATAAATTGACTGAGATCTGTGCTGAAACAGGCATGCAACGCAATAAATACGTTGGTGAAGCATTACGACATTATTGGAAGTGTAAATCAGTCAAACATTAATGTAGGAATTTTTCCTACATTTCCTACACTCTAGGAATTCAACATGAACAATGATTGTATCTTTAAGATTCCTCCACATATATGCGATAAACTTGGTATTGAAGATGAACGAGATGAATTCAAAGAGTATATGGTAAATAGTGATGGCCAACTGTATCTTCCCTGGAAAGGCTTATACAAGCTTGGTAGATGGGGTGTTCCATATGGTGATGGTATGATTGAAGCTCATAAATTGTTGAATGAATTTACTGGTGATGAACGAGATGAATGTGAAGAGATGATATCAATGCTGATAGACTTCCATGAATCAAAGTTTGATAACCAAAAGGGTATTGCATGAATGAAGTAGTAGTATCGCTCGACAAGTTCAAAGCACGAGATTATCAATTACCTGTCTTTAAGGCTCTCGAGAAAGAGGGATATAAAAAGCTAGTCGTGATATGGCCACGCCGTGCTGGTAAAGATCTCGTTGGCTTTAATATAATCATTCGTCAGGCCTTCCGCCGCATAGGAACTTATTATTATGTATTCCCTACTTTCTCTTCTGGTAGGCGTATTCTTTGGGATGCTATCACCAATACTGGTGCTCGTGTGCTGGATTTTATCCCACGAGAAGTCATAGAGTCAACCAATGAACAACAAATGCGTATAAAACTCATCAATGGATCCATGATACAGATCATTGGTTCTGATAACTATGACAATACGTTAATTGGTACCAACCCAATCGGCATGATCTTTAGTGAATATTCGTTACAAGACGAGAAAGCTTATGCTATGTCAAAACCGATTCTTGCAGGTAACGATGGTTGGGCTTTATTCTTGTCCACCCCTCGTGGAAAGAACCATCTGTTCTCTTTATGGCAAATTGCTACGGCAAATCCCTCAGTATGGTATAGCAATATTCTCACCGTCAAAGATACGAAGCACATCAGCGAATCAGAAATACAGGCTGATATAGATCGTGGTGAGATATCATGGGACTTAGCCCAGCAAGAATACTATTGTTCTTTTGATATAGGTGTATCCGGTTCGGTATATGGATCTGCGCTCGATCGAATGAGATTAAATGAGCAAATTACCATTGTTCCATGGCAACCAAATCATAAGGTGAACACAAGTTGGGATATTGGGAATGATATGACGAGTATCATATTTTACCAATGCATTGGACAAGTGGTGAATGTGATTGATTATTATGCTGAATCAGGTAAACAATTGGAGCATTATGTGAATTATCTCAACAGTAAAGACTATACGTACAATAAACATTTCTTTCCCCATGACATGAGGGTAACAGAATGGGGCGGTAAAAAGTTCACTCGCATTGAAAAAGCCCGTCAACTTGGTATTAAAGCAGATATAGTTGATTCTGTCTCAATCAGTGATGGTATAGAGTATGTAAAGTCATCTATGCCAAAGATATGGATTGATGCGAAGAAATGTGCTAATTTAATTTCTGCTCTTGAGAACTATCGGTATGAATATGATCGGAAATTATCACGGTATAAAGACACACCACTTCACGATAAATATTCACATGGGTCAGATTCATTCAGATATTTATGTTTATCATTGCCAAAGAGTAAAGATGGGTTAAGTCAGGCTGATTTGGATCGTCAAAAGCGAGAAGCTTTATACGGCGATGCTAGTAATTTACCACCCATATTCCAACAACATGGCAATATGCATAATCCATTATTTTGAAATATATCATTAGAAAATGTTATCTAACGACGGAAAGTTATACGGTGTAAGTGATTATATCGTAGGCTGCGCCTGCATGGGTTCGAATCCCATACATTTTCGATTGAAATGTATATCAGGAAAGTTGGGGTAATGTTAATAACATTATGGTTAACGAGACCGTAACTTAGTAGGTTCGAGACCTACCACTTTCCGACTATATTTGATTCATTTATCCATTCTATTTTGTTGGGCCCCCGAGTTTTTAAGTTCTCGGGGTTCTTTATTAATCTATTTGGGCGACATTTTCCATGATCAAATCTTTATCAACATTATCAAGTTTTAAAACATGATCTGCTAAGAATAAAGCCGCAACCAATGGCGATTCCATTAGTTTACCCGCTGTATATGAGATTATATCTCCACATCGATGACATCCAAAACAATAGTAAACATTCTTATCTGGTACTATTTTGAATGGTCCACCACAATCAACAATAAGTGGGCATTTACCCTTGTAGTATTTTCCATCACGTTCAAGATCTACATCTTTTGATATAAAATCATAAAGTGGAAGCTGTGCTTTTATATGATTCGCTAATTGTGAAAAACCCGTTATCATTTCTTTATTTTCCATCCACATCATCCTGTTTCTTTGGTTTGTTTTTAATCTCCGGGATTACCACACTCACTGAACCACGACTATTTTTATCCAATAAGTCTAACCGTGAGTGAATCTTCTCAATTAATGCTTTGTTACACGTGGCATTGCTCTGGAGACCATCTTTCAACTTATGTTCGATTAAATCAATTCGTTTATTAAGTGCTTCTTTTTCACACTTCAATGCAAATCGTCCATTCTCTTCATGATAATCAATGCATCGTGTCAACTCATGGATCAATTCACTAAAATATCTATACACCAAGAATATTGCCGTTCCCAATAATGTGAAAACAATAACTAATGCTATTTCTGTTGAGATCATTCTTCTTCCTTTAAAGGTAATTGGGTTAATATAAACATTGTTTCACCATCACGAGCATATACTTTTTCTGCAGTGATTTTTACTATTTGTTTGTCATCTTCATACAAGACTCCAATACATACATCAAGAACAAATTTTATCAAATTGTCCAAATCTGGACGTGCATCATGCCATGATCCAATTCTCTTTTTCTTATGTGGCATGAAAAACTTTATATCTATATGAAGTGGTCCCTCGGGAAACAATTCCCCCTTCTTTTTCTGGAATCGTAGACATGTGGCAATCGCCATCTTTTCACCGGATTGGCAATCATATACATGTCCATTGGAAAATCTTGGTCTTGCTAATGGTATTGGTGTTCCGGGAATTACATATACTTTACTTTTTTCCACAGCAATCTCCTGCAAGATACATATTGACTGCTATGGATGATACAAAAGACGCGATAAAACACAATAATACTAACACTAACTCATTCATCTCTGCTCCTTTGAGTGGTTATTTAATTCTACATACACTATCACACTCATAATGGAAGTAAATACCCACCCACATATTACTTGCTATGAAAATTCCGGACTTCTAGAATTAAACATACAAAGGAATACAGTTTTAATATGAGGGCATTGTAAATGTTGTTTCCAAAACTAGGTCCCCCTTATTTCGAAGAGGAAGATAGATACATCCTGAATCGGATGGAAGACTTCTATCAACAAGCTATTACAATGAATCAAGCATTTTGGTATGAAGCAGATACAGACACACGATTCTATTCTGGTGATGCTACTTTATGGCAAAACTTCTACGGCAATGTACCAACATACAACAAACGAGTCTTCAACTTTAATCGTATTCGCCGCATCATAAGTATGATTGAAGGCCATCAGCGTAAGAACCGTAAATCCACTATAATAATCCCCCAAGAAAACGGTGATGAAGAAACAGCGGATCAGTATACAAAGTTGATGTTATGGTCAGATCAACAAGACAATGTACTTGAGACAATATCTGAGGCATTTCTTGGTGCACTTATAACGGGTATGAGTTTCTTACAAGTATGGATTGATTACAGCAAAGATCCAATTAATGGTGATATACGTGTCGACACAAAGCCGTATAACTATGTGGTCATGGATCCCTTTTTCAAAAAAGGCGATATGTCTGATTGTCGAGAGATGTGGATACGAACATACGTCACAAAGAAACAGTGTTATCAGTTATTGCCAGGTCAAGAAGAAAAGATTGATTCACTTCAATCAAGTGGATATCGAGATGGTAAATTTCAATTTACGCCAGAAAGTTACAACTTCAATATTAATAATCTCTTTGCATATGATGAATATTATTACCAAGATTATAGAAAACAAACACTACTTGTGGATACTGAAACTGGTGAAACTACTGAATGGCATGGAACTTCTGAAGATCTAAAGATGTTTCTGATGTTCTCACCAACATTAACAACGGTTGTGAGCGATATTCCTACGGTTAAAGTTGCTATAGTGGTGCAGGGTAAAGTATTTTACAACGATGTAAACCCTATGGGTATAGATACGTTTCCGATAATACCTGTTTTTGGTTATTACACTCCAGAATTACCGTATTATCCATGGCGCATACAAGGGGTAACTCGAGGACTTCGGGATGCTCAATTTTTATACAACCACAGAAAAATTCTTGAATTGGACATACTCGAATCTCAACTCAACTCTGGTTACATCGTAAAAGAAGATACAGTAATCAATACCAAAGATCTTTATAAGACCGGTCAAGGTCAAGTGCTTACGCTGAAAAATGATGCACAGATGACCGATATTCAGCAAATACAAGCACCACAAATTCCACCATCTATGCTTCAAGTATCTGAGTTGATGGCAAATGAAATTCAACAAATATCAGGGGTGAGTGAAGAAAATCTTGGAACATCAGTACAAGATGTTGCTGGATTCCTGAGTATGTTACGTCAAAATGCTGGACTCACCTCCTTGCAAAGATTATTTGATCAACTTGATCGATCACAACGTTTGCTGGGAAAACTTCGTCTCAATATTATGCAGAACAATTGGACGCCAGGTAAAGTGATGCGAATCATTGGTGAAACACCTGCCCCACAATTTTATAATCGCAAGTTCGGTAAATATGATGCTGCTGTTGAAGATGGATTGAATACCACTACACAACGTCAAATGCAATTTGCTCAGATGTTACAGTTACGTGAAGTTGGTGTGCCAATTACCAATGAAGATCTATTAGAGTCATGCACACTCCAAGGAAAGAAAAAGATCATTGAGAATATGCAAAAGCAACAACAGCAAATACAACAAGCTCAACAGCAACAACAACAGCTTGAACAACAACAGATACAGATGAATATGCAAGAAACACAAGCACGTATTGAGATGACTAAAGCATCTGCTACTGCTGCTGAAGGTCTTGGTATTGAACGTCTCAGTCGTG